GGGCACGCATACTTGATCCGGGTGGTTATCTTTCAGACGACAAGCTTGCGGAAGTTGGGAAGGCTTACCTAGCAACCGAAAGTAACATGAAGGACTTTCTAGGAGGTCGGTAAATGAAGAAGTGTTCGCGCTGCAGCACGATCCTGGACATTGACTACAACTTCACGTGTTGTCCTGACTGTCGGCATTTGATCAACAGTGTACTTACCTTCTCAAAAGGTTTAACGTGTGAGCGTTGCGGCGACAGGCGCAGTGACCGATCAAATCGTTGGTGCAGAGGGTGTGTGAAACTATTACGGGCAACAGGTCAGATGCCTGGTTGGCAGGGTGGCACAGCAGGAACTTGCAACAGGACAACGGATTGGTTCTGGGTTGACGGGATCAAGACGAGATATCATGGTGACGAGAAGTTTTTTGGAAAGGTGGTAAATGGTGTCGGACCCGAAGAGTTTAGACGAGCTCGAGAAAAAAGTATACGCGCTCTACGTCAAGAAGGGGTTGAAGTGCTCTCGTAGTCCTTGTGAGTGTGAATTGGAGCGTCGCCCTGATCGTGACAAGTGCGAGTGGATGACGAAATGACTGCTTCCAAGAATTTTAGGGCTACAGTTCGTTATGACACACCTACGTTTTGGAAACGACCCAAGGGTCAGGGAAAGCGTTATACTAAACTCATGGAAATTGTCGGGGAGGCAATCAAGGATGGCAAGCAGGTGATCTTTGACTATACTGATGACTGGATCACAGTCAAGATAAACGATTGAGGCACCCCAGCGTGAGTCAGCGGAACTTGCTATGGTGTGCAGTTCACGACAAGTCTTTTGTTGTCTTCAGGTGTCAAAAGGCGAGTTCTTCCGGTTGTCCTGATTGTGTGGGCTTGATCCGAGACAAAATCCATCTGGAGCGTGATCGCTTTCATTTGCACTTTTACGGTTTGGCGAATGAAATTGAGTACTTGTTCTTTCATGTCAATCCACGGAGGATACCATGCCTTGCTTTCAAGAAAAAGTAGTCCAAAGTACGTTGGATTACGGGATTGCTGTACTACACGTCGAGCGTGTCAGACTGTTGCAAAGGGAGGCAGCGGCTGCCCGTGCCGAAGAGATTTGTTATGGTCTGGTTCATTGCACTCCTGCAATGGCTGAGTCGATGAAAGCACTAGGGGATTGATCACATATGGACTCAACTTTAGCAGCAATACTGATAGCCTTGATAACCCTCTGTCTAATTTGCTGGCGAGTGGCTCGCACATTGGAAAAGATTGAACTTATACTAGAATGCCAGATCAAGCATTTGGATCGGATAACTGACAAATAACTGTCACACCAGCATGTCCTCGCCTGAAAAAAGGGTGCGACATGGGGTAGGCAAAAATCCTGCGATATTTGGCGCTCCATAGCTTTTGTGGATGGGGGCGCTACACACATAGCGCTCCCGTTCCACCCCACCCCTTGGGGCTCTAATGAGGGCCTGGCGAAACCCCTAAGTTAACGGTAGCTTATAGGTCGACAAGACACGTTCCTACTGTTATGGTAGGATTTGTCTTTGGGTGACGAGGTCACCTGCATGTTCCAGCCTGATCGCTGTTGTCAACATGAGGGGAACTCGCAATGGGCGCTGACCTGGACACCGTAAAAATAGGACTAGAGGTTCTTTCATTAGTTGCCACGGGCGTCGTTGCCTGGTTCGGTATGAAAGTACGAAATGTAGTTCTTTCAATTCGATTAGAGCAAATGGCAGTGAAGGAAGAGTTATCACGGGGGCAGCAGAAACTCAAAGAAGAACTAATTGCACAGCAAGTCAAAGTCAAGGAAGAGTTGACGAACCACATTTTTCAGACAAAGCAAGAGTTGGCAGTTCATACGGGGCAGGACGAAGTTCGTTTCAAGACAATTGATACTACGTTAGCGCGTATTGACGCGAATACTCAACACATTCTGACGATCAAGTCAGCACAAGCAAGGAGTCATCAGCCATGATGGACTTTTTGACCCTTGTGTTCATGGGACTATCGCTTGTCGCGCTTTGCGCAATTGCAATAGTCGTCGTCCAGATATACAGGCTTGCTGTTGAGTTTCATCAGACACAAGTAAAGGCCATTCTTACTATTGACAGCGCTTTGGCCCGTATTGACGTCCAGTGTCATGAGATTGACGTTGTGTGTCGAGACGTTAGGAGGAGTTTGCAATGAACTATGCTGCTATCAGTTTGCTTTTCGTGCTTGCCTCTTTCCAGACAGCAGAGGCCCGACAGACTACTGGTCACAATGCATCAGTGTTTTGTGATCGTGTAACGGCAACTGGTGGGATGAATTGCGGGTCCATGGTTTTCGCCCATAGGACACTTCCACTTGGTTCAGTTCATAAAGTGGCATGCAATGGGCGCGTAGTTACTGCAAGGGTTGTGGATCGTGGTCCCGCAGCATGGACAGGACGCAGTTTCGATTTGTCACCGGGATTGGCACGTGCGTGTCGGATCAATGGTCTGGGTCATGTTCATCTAGTATAAGGAAAAGGCTTCCATGTCTGTCAATAGTCGCCATCCCGATTACGAGATACATTTCGAGGATTGGCAAACTATGCGCCGCATTGCCCATGGCGAGCGTGAGGTCAAGAAGTACATTCTGCAGTATTTGCCGATGCCTTCCGGGTTTGCGGCACAGGGTGCTTTCGTCAACCTTGGGACTGGAACTGGCAACTGGAACCTGGCCGCTGGTGTTAACTATGACAAGGGTTCAGCGCTGTATATGGCTTACGCCAATCGCGCTCAGTTCCCGGATATCTTTGCACCCACATTGTCAGGCATGGTTGGCTTGGTCCATCGAACTGCCGCCGAGATCACAGGGTTGGAGGATGGCAAGCCACTTGCCTTCATGTTCGAAAACTGTAGCCTCGATGGATTGACACTCGAGGCATTCCATACACGGATCACAACTGAACTACTGATGCAGGGGCGTTTCTCAATTCTGGTTGATGTTCCATCGGGCGACGGCTCAATCACGAAGCCAGCAGCATTGCCCTACTTTGCAGGGTACACGGCGGAGCGCCTGATTAATTGGGCGGAGATCGAAAAGGACTTGTTCGTTTTTGACGAGACACGCGAGGAACGCATTGAGTCTGAGTTTGTGTGGACACGGCGTGAGCACTATCGTGTACTACGACTCGAGGGAAATACTTACACGGCAGAAGTTTATGACAACACGGAAGCCGTTAACAAGTTCACACCGCAGATGTTGGGTGGCAAAACGTTTCAGGAAATTCCGCTTGTTGTCGTCGGTCCCCGTGACTTGCGCTTGGCACCCGAGGAACCCCCACTGTTTGGCGTAGGTCGTGCATGTCTGGCAATCTTTCGCTTAGACGCTGACTATCGCCATCAGCTGCACATGTCAGGGCAAGAGACACTCTTCATTATGGGGTTGACTGATGACCTTCCGAATGCAGTTGGTGCTGGCGTAGTTGTTGGGTTACCTCCTGACTCTGATGCAAAGTACGTCGGTCCACAAGGTGTGGGTATCAACGCACATAGGGTGGCAATCCAGGATGAACGTGCGAATGCAGTTCGCGAGGGGTTGCGCTTGTTCGATCAGGGTGGGCAACGGGAGTCGGGTGAGGCCTTACGTTTGCGTGCCAGTGCTCAGACGACAACATTAACTACGATTTCACAGGCATCTGCCGCCGCGCTCGAAAAGGCATTGCGTTACGCGGCAATGTTTGTCGGACAAGACCCATTGGAAATTACAGTCAAGCCGAACCTGAAGTTCGTTGACAGCGTGATGACACCGCAAGATGCAACGTTCCTCATGCAGGTTTGGCAGGGTGGTGGCATTTCCAAGGAAACGCTGTACGAGAACTTCCAGCGTGGCGAGATCGCATCGACCGAGCGGACATTCGAGGAAGAACAAGCACTCATCGAAAAAGAAGTCATAGACAACCCGCTTCCCGTTGGTCCTGGTGCCGTGATCAAGCCCGATCCGAACAATCCAGCACAACAGCCCCCGAACAATCAGCCGCCAAATAAGCCTGGTGGTAATTTCGGAGATAACACGCAATGACCCGGCAGGCACGAACAAGAGACGTTTCGTTACGCTTTTCAACTGCGGTCCCTATCGGTGGAAACGATGGGGACGTTTTGACGAGAGTGGGCGTAGCAGACAACGCACCAACTCTGAAGTGGCAACCTGGAGGTGGTCCGGTTGGCGCAACAGGTCCGACAGGTGCAACGGGTGCCACGGGAGTTACAGGTTCAACGGGACAAGCAGGTGCCGCTGGTCCTGTTGGTGCAACAGGAAATCAGGGTGCAACGGGTCCGATCGGACTAGAGGCACCAAACATTACCGACACGTCTTCCACAAGCTTGACGCCTTCGATTGCCAGTAAGGTATTTCAGGTATTCCCGAACGATGGTTGGGTAGTTGGTACATGGCTTGTTATCGCCTCGGCTGCTAATCCCACAACAAACTGGATGGCAGGCCAGATCACGGCCTATGTTGATACTTCATTGACGGTCAATGTGGTAACTATAGGTTCTTCGCCTCTTGCCGCAGCTGACTGGCAAATTAGTTTGTCGGGACCTCCGGGTGCTACAGGACCAGCGGGCACAAATCAGGGATCAACTGGTGCTACAGGTGCGACAGGCGCAACCGGGCCCTCAGGGGGTGCAACAGGTGCTACAGGACCAACCGGAGCTACAGGTCCGATTGGTGCTACAGGTCCAGTTGGTGCCACAGGGGCAACCGGAGGAACGGGTGGCACGGGTGCGATCGGAGATCAGGGGCCTGCGGGTGCGGATGGCGCGGCAGGGGTTGATGGGGCAACTGGCGCTACTGGACCTACAGGATTAACAGGCGCGACAGGATCAACAGGACTTACAGGCGCAACGGGAGTTGGCTCGACAGGTGCGACAGGCCCCGAAGGGGCAACAGGTCCAGTCGGCGCTACAGGTCCAGTTGGAGCAACAGGTGCTTCAGGCCCTCCCGGTGGTCCCATTGGTGCTACAGGGGCGACAGGCGCAACGGGGGCTTCAGGTCCAGCAGGGGGCCCAGTTGGTGCAACAGGGGCTACAGGCGCTACCGGCGCGACAGGCCCAACGGGACCCGCAGGGGCGACAGGGCCAGCAGGTGCAACGGGTGCCACGGGACCAACCGGTGTCGCTGGACCAATAGGTGCTACAGGGGCAACGGGACCAACAGGCGCTACCGGACCTACAGGCGCCACAGGTCCCTTTATTCGGGTTACTGATACATCTGCCACTTCGATGACTCCAGCGTTGGGTTCAAAAACGCTTACAGTTCTTGCTGGTGATGGGTGGGTTATTGGTTCTTGGTTATTGCTGGCATCTGCGGCACATCCGACAACGAATTGGATGGTGGGCCAGATAACGGCATACTCTGGAACCACGTTGACAGTCAACGTTACATCGATCGGCTCCGCGCCGTTGGCAGCTACAGATTGGCGTATCAGTTTGGCTGGTCCACAAGGTGCAACGGGAGCTACAGGCGCGACAGGCGCAACCGGACCTAATGGAGGTCGGACAGGTGCAACGGGTGCATCTGGCGCAACGGGAGCTACAGGCGCAACAGGTGTCAAGGGCGCGACAGGCGCAACAGGTCCAGTTGGTGCAACAGGTGCTACAGGACCAATAGGTGCAACAGGCCCAATTGGCGCTACCGGCGCAACGGGGCCAGTTGGTGCTACAGGATCAACGGGTCCGATTGGCGCCACCGGCGCGACAGGCCCGATCGGTGCAACAGGCGCTACCGGACCAATTGGCGCAACAGGACCAATCGGTGCAACGGGAGTTGGATCGACAGGTGCCACGGGACCTGCTGGTGCCACGGGACCAGTTGGTGCTACAGGTCCGGCAGGGGGTCCAGTTGGAGCTACAGGTCCGGCAGGCGCTACGGGGCCTGATGGGGCGACAGGAGCTACGGGGGCCACAGGACCAGCGGGAGCCGACGGCGCGGTTGGTGCGACAGGATTGACTGGCGCAACGGGGCCGACAGGCGCTACAGGCCCCGCTGGTTCTGCTGGTGCAGTTGGCGCCACAGGACCCACAGGGGCAACGGGAGTTACAGGCGCAACTGGTGTTACAGGCGCCACAGGCGTAACAGGAGCTACGGGTCCGACAGGCGCAACAGGAGTTACAGGTGCAGTTGGTGCTACAGGGGCAACCGGACCCACGGGAGCTACGGGAGCCACGGGGCCGACAGGCGCGACAGGTGCATCGGGACCAGGTGCAACAGGCGCTATCAGTTTCGTGATCGATGGCGCTGGCTCTGTGCTGACAACAGGCCTCAAGGGTTACTTGGAAATTCCGTTCGGTTGCACGATCACACAAGCAACCCTGCTTGCCGATCAAACTGGTTCAGTTGTTGTCAATGTGTGGAAAACGACATATGCCAGTTTTGCGCCGGGTACGCATCCTGTTGCTGCCGATAAGATAACTGCCAGTGCTCCACCTACGATTTCGAGCGCTGCAAAGTCACAAGATGCGACGTTGACCGGATGGACGACAGCGATCACTGCTGGTGATATCCTGGCATTCAATGTTGATAGCGTCACAACGATCACAAGAGTTACCTTGGACCTGAAGGTAACCAAGTCCTAAACGGAAAGGTAAAGGCTCATGACTACGACTATTCTGAAGCCGTCATATGCAGTATTTTCTGCGTTCACTGTGACGAACCTGCAGTCGCTCGCCAATAGTTCAACGTTGGTTGCAGGCTGGATGGGGGCTGTTGTGGACAACACGGCAGACCTCGCAATGGACCAGATTTTATCATGGCAGATCAAATCGGGTAGTACGCCGACTGTGAATAATACTGGCGAGATTTGGTGTTACGAAATTTTGGATGATGGACCCACATACCCCGACACTATCACGGGTTCTGAGGGAACAGTTACTTTTACGTCTGTGAGTGTTAAGGCCAGCGCATTGAAATTTGTTGACTCAATCATTTTTGATGCGAGCGCCAACAGGGTGTGGTCTGGATCGGCGAGAGTTAAGCAGATATTCGGCGGCACAATGCCGAAGAAGTGGGGTCCTGTGTTCATCAATGGGTCAGGTGCCTCGTTGGCATCTAGCGGAAACATTTTCTCGCGATGCCCAATTCAGTATCAGTTCGTATAAAGAGGGTTACTAGATGTTGCCCGCTTTCAAATTACAACCCGGTCCGTATACGCACGGACTTGCTCACGCCATTACCCCTGCAAGTTACAGGTATGGGGCTGGCACTAACTATAGCCGTGCTGGCATCAGTGGCTCCAATACGCCCAACCCACCTGTTATGAACCTGCAGCCAATAACTTTTCGAGGAAGAAAGATTATAGGGCAGAAGTTTAGTAGTTCTAAGACTACGGTTATTGGTTATGCAACTCCTTATGTTCCCTATCTCTACACGTCCGATGGAACCTTTACAGGCGACTTCACTGTCATGATGTTGGGTAACCCTGCATCGGGTGGGGCGTATACACGTCTTTGGCATCAAGGTCATGCAGACTATGGAGCCAGTTCAAACCTTACCATGATGGGGAATTTATCTTATGCAACTGGCGGTGTAGTTGCTGGTAACATGACAATGCTTGAGTATAATGGGTCGTCTATTCAGGGCGGTGCTGATGCTGCTGGTTCATTGGATGGTCAGGTTCATTGCTGGATTTTTCGTCGCGTGCTTGGCGTGCATTCTATATGGCGAGATGGTATTGATGTTACGACTGGACAAACTACAGCCTTGAGTGTTTCTATCGGAGGTAACGATCCTACGTTAGTCTACTTGATTATTGGCGGAGCGGCTACTCTTTCTGAAGACCAAGCTTCTAACTGCAATTTTGCTTTGTCCTGTGGTTGGAACCGTGCGTTGACGAATGGCGAAGTAATTCGCTTAGGAAATGATCCTTTCATCATGTTTCAGCAGCCAGACGATATTTTCTTGAACTTCGCCATTCCTGGTAACGCCGCACAGAGCTACGGTTACGTTTTCGGATAAGAGTTGGAGGTAACATGTCACGCGGCCGAACAACAGATCAGTCCAAGCCATTCTCAAATACTATACCCGAGGGTGGTGTGGACGGCGATGTACTGACAAGGGTCGTAGCAGATGACGCCCCCACTTTGAAATGGCGACCTGCAAGTGTTGTGGGAAATGGTGCGACAGGGGCGTCAGGCGCTACAGGCCCAATCGGGGCGACGGGTGTAACGGGTCCAATAGGTGCCACGGGAGTTACAGGTCCGATCGGGGCAACAGGTTCAACAGGTCCAATTGGTGTCACAGGTGCCACGGGTCCGATCGGGGCGACGGGTCCAATCGGGGCGACAGGTGCAATTGGATCAACAGGGGCGACAGGTCCGATAGGTGCAACAGGACCACAAGGGCCAGCCACTACTGGATTTAGCGGGACAATAACTACAGCATCGCTGGTCGGAAAGACGATCACTGTTGTCAATGGTGTGATAACAACGTTTGCGTAGTGAACCTGAAAGGAAAGTATAAATGGCAAAGATGGGTTACGCACGAAAGCCGAAGGTTGCGGCGAAGTATCATCCGAAGGCAATGAAGCCTCGGGTTCAGCGAGCACCTGCTGGAATGACGCGAGTCGTCAAGCCTGCAAAGAATGGATCGTTGCGGAAGGTCGTCATCCGCAACGCGCTTGTCGATGATGCCTAGATGGGTCATCAAGTCTTGATATGGGTTGGTGCCGCATGCACTGCATTATTTGCAATGTGTGCGGTTACCACTATTTTTGATCTGTTCTCGGAACGGCGAGACGTTTGGTACATCAGTGCGCCTATGGCTGCGATCTTTGCAGTTGTGGCGTACATGATGGTGAAGGTCTGAAAATGTCATTTGATCCTAAGCAACCACGTGTTCCTGCTGGCCAGCCTGGGGCCGGTGAATGGGTTGGTGAGAACGCTAAGAGACTTACTGGCGATGATGTTAAAAAGTTAGAACCAAACTGGTCCAATCTGCCTGACGCTTTGTTACCCACCTCGCAAGTTGCATGTTCGGATTGGGTTAGTGGGAAGTATTTGGCAATCAACAATGCTTTGCGTAGTGGTGACGAGAATGATTGGACTAGTGGTTCCCAGCAAAGAACTATTCGGGGGTTGGATCGGGCGTTTGACTATGGTGCGCAAAGCCTAACTGAAGATACAGTTGTTTACCGTGGCATGGACAAGGACGCAATTGGCGAGTTGAAAGAGGGTGACACGTTTACGGATCGTGGTTTCAACTCAACTTCTATTGACAAGGAGGCGGCTGAAATCTTCACTAGGATGGAAGACGATGAAGGTGATGAAACCAGCGGATACTTGGCTCATATCCTTTTGCCAAAGGGGACGAAGGTTATCAGTCCAGAAGTTAGTTCAAAAAATCTGACTAAAAAGGCAAAGGCTTTGTTAAAAGGGCAGAGTCTCCAAGGTGGAGAGCAAGAGGTCTTGTTGCGGCGAGGCACAACATATCGCGTAATTAAGCGTCAAGGACGTGTTATTTACTTGACGGTGATAAAATGAACTCACGATTTGTTTGGGGTCCTTCTGACTTTGAAGTCTTGCCGAAGACTCATCCTTTAGCACGTCTTGGTTTGTCTAGGCAGTCTCGATTTGTTTGGGGACCTTCTGAGATTGAAGTCCTGCCACCGGCACACTTGCTTGCCATGAAGTATGGGGCAGCACCCGGTGACAACATCAACGAGGACCTTCTTGACAAACTAGTATCACACCAGATTGGTTTGACTCGTCTTCAGCGCACGATGATTGACGAGTTAACAGTCATTCTTGACAGCAACGACTCATTGCTACTTGCAGCGATTGCCGATCGAGCAAAGCAGGATGGTACTCTTGGTCGCATCGATACAGTCCTGCGTGCTGTTGCTGGCGTCAATGACAAGACATTCCGCGATATCGAAAAGGCGTTGACTGACAGGTTGGTCAAGTTGGCGAAGTATGAGCAAGAGTATCAGCAAACAGCGCTGACACGATTACTGCCAATCGAATGGGACTTCGGACGCGCAGCCAGCGCTGCGTTGGAAGAGGGGGTTACAGATGTTCCATTTCAGGGTGCTCTACTTTCTGAGTGGATTGAGGGTATGCGTGTTGGTCGGTTCAATCGCATTCGCGCTGCGATTAGAGCTGGAAGCACGGCTAAGGACTCAGTCAACTCAATTATCAAGGCCATACGTGGAACGAAAGCAGCAAATTATCAAGACGGGGTTCTCGCGGTATCGCGAAGATCGGCGGCGTCGGTTACAAGGACTGCGGCGAACCATGCGGCAAACAATGCGCGAGAGTTGTTCTATGAAGCAAACTCAGACCTGATTGGTAGTGGTATGTGGGTGTCTGTTCTGGACGACAGAACAACAGACATTTGCGAAGGACTGGATGGGTCAATTTTTGGTATCGGTGAAGGCCCTCGTCCTCCCGCGCACATTGGGTGTCGATCGGCGTTTGTTGCTTTGATCAAGGCAATCAAGGACCTTGGGTTTGATCCAGGTGACTTGCCCGATGATGTTGTCGAGTACATGAATGGTGAGGTGCCTGCAAAGCTGACCTACAGTGGATGGCTCAAGCGTCAACCTCCACATGTGCAAGACGGATTGCTTGGTACAGTTCATGCGGCGATGTTTCGACATGGCACGATGAAGGTGGGGAAGTTCATAGATCATACGGGTTTGAGGTATACGATCGATCAGTTGAGGCAGATTGATACCTCCCAATTCAAGCCTGCTAAGAAAAGGAATACTCGTATGGTTGCGCGAGCGGCAGTTGAGTCCCTTGTCATCAAAAAGAATTTCGGCTGGTCGCCAGATACACCTGACAAGCGGGACTTGCTTTATGCACTCGAGCACCCCAAGTCAATTGGGTTGCCGGCAAAGGCTTCACTACGGAAATTGCTGTGTCCGATCTTTGATCAAGGGGATTTGGGTTCATGCACGGCAAACGCCTTGATCCCACCTGTGATGTACTTGCATGGTCCAAACACGCCGATGCTTTCACGATTACAACTCTACTATCTGGAGCGACAAATTGAAGACAGTGTGAAGTCCGATAGTGGCGCGGAAATCCGTGACGGTATCAAGGTACTTGCCAAAATCGGAGTTTGCACGGAAGCCGAATGGCCGTACAAGATCAAGAAGTTCAAGGTCAAGCCACCGTTGCCGCCAGATGATCAAGACTATCGTATATCCAAATACTCTCGACTGAAGACACACGACGACTTCATGAAATGCATTGCGTCTAAGTTTCCGTTTGTCGGTGGGTTCACTGTGTACTCGTCATTCCAGGATGATCAGGTTGCGAAAACAGGCATATTGTTGATGCCCGACTTCAACTCTGAAAAGCAGATTGGTGGTCATGCCGTTTGCATCGTTGGGTATGACACGGATTTCCATAGTAATCCAGTGTTCCTGCGATCGGGGTTACCTGCTGTTGCTGTGCCGTCCTTCATGTATGAGGTGCGCAACTCCTATGGCACGGATTGGGGTGATGCAGGCCACTTCTGGATACCAGGCGATTACTTAGAAGATCGGGACCTTGCGGATGACTTCTGGACCATCCGCAAGTTGGGGCCTGGTCTCAATCCTGACATGCCACAGGACTCAACTGTCAATCAGGTAGGGTTTAATCCGTTCCATGACGAGCATGGCAAGTTTGCAACGGGGCCGATCAAGGCGTTTCTTGCTGGTCCTGCGAAGGATATAGTTCATACTGTAGGAAGCAAACTGAATGACAACAAACGGGAGTTATTGGCAGCTGCCATCACCTTCAGTTTGTACCATGTTGCTGGTGCTGATTTCCCTGCGGATGTGGAAGAGGCAATCCATGCACAAGTTGTCAACTTTGCTGAAAATGCTCAAGTGTCTGTTGGTATTGCAAAGGACTACATGTCTCGCGCAGTTGCGGCGATGATTGCCCTGCGTACGGAAAGGAATGCGAAGAAGTTGAAGGTGGCACGTGATGAAGTACTCGAGGCACTGACAGGGTTGCAGACAATCCTGGATAACATGGACGTAGGCAAGTTGGGGTTCAATCCGAACCATGACGAGAAGGGACGCTTTGCAACCTCTGAGTTCACCGATGCTGAGTTCGACAAAGCAATCAAAGGTGTCAGTGCTCACTTCACCATGGACGAAGATATACCCAATTATGTCAAATTGTCTGTTGGTGAGCGCAACATCATTCATGACTACACGGGTCCGTCCTACCTCGGTATAAACAATTCATTGCGGCGCCAGACGTTGACTCCTGAGCAGCAGGATTACGTCGAAAAGCTGAACTCAGCACTGGGGCGTATGCCTAATTATGAAGGAACGACCGATCGTGTCGGGTCCAACAATCCAGACGTGTTGAAGGTTTATCAGGATGCAGTTGGAAAGACGATTGAGGAACGGGCGTTCTTGAGTACAAAACGATCGGACAGTAGTTTTGACCCGGGGCATCGGCCACTTGTCAATTTCACGATCCAAGGCAAGACTGGCAAGGACATTGCACGAATTGCTTTTAATCCTGAGGAACGGGAGGTTCTATTCAGGAGTGGTACACGGTTCAAAGTCATTTCCGTCAAGAAAGCAAAAGACGGCAAGTATGATACAGTGTTGCGAGAGGTGTGATCATGAACAAGTCAGTTGACGATACTCCGCCCGGCATGCTTGAAGACGGAACTTTGAACATAGTCGAGGACGAGCCGAAGAAGGTGGGTAGTTTCTTTGCAACGCGTCATCCTCTTGGTGCACATAAGTTGGGTATGAACCCCTATCATGATGAGAAGGGCCGCTTTGCTACATCTGACGGCGCAGTTAAGCAGTACATGTTTTCATCTGAATTTGAAAAGATCAATGACTATCTCCGCAACGGTGGGTATTCAGACGAGCGACGAGATTTGGATACTAAGGTTGCAGCGATCGACAAAGACCTTGCCGAAAATGGAAGACCTGTTCCTGCTGGAGTTAAATTGTGGCGTGGCTTGCATTTGCCGGAAGATGATCCATTGCTGGATAAATTAAAAGTTGGTGGAGTTTTTGTAGACCAGGGTTACGTTGCAACTACCACCGCTAAAGCATGGGCGGAGCATGCTTTGAAGGGGAACCTTGGCGAAACTGATGTGCTGTTGCAGGTGATCCCATCAACTGTTAAAAACCCAAAGGCAATTTACAATCCAAGGGAGTTCGAGTTCTTGTTTCAACGTGGCAATCATTTTAAGGTCAAGTCCGTTACTCGATCCGAAGGTCGGGGGGCAGACGGTGGTCGGCTTGACGTTGTTGTCCACATGACCCGCCTCATTAAGTAGTATGTGAGGATGAAGGGAGTCCACAAAAAATGGCTGATGTGAAACAGCGGGTAGCGTCCATCAATGAATTGTCATTGCAACTTTGTCTAGTACTGGAAGATCATGACCCCGATATTGCTTTGTCGGCATTGACAAGCGTTATGGCTGGTTACATTCACTGCCGCTACTACGAGAAGGATTGGGAGGTGTTACTGACTCATGTCTACAATTGTTTGGGAGCACTTGTTGTGCGTCATGACGAAACGGTGAACTGATGACTGATCTTCATTTTCGAATATTGTTGCTATGCGCTGCGTCGGCGGTGTTTGGTATGTCAATGGGTATGCTGCTGGAACGTGTCTTGTCTCATTGAAAAAGGAAGCGCAAGAATGACTATCATGGCTGACTGGGAAATCAAGGATCGTTGTTATGGAAACGTGCCGATGATTGCACCGTTTTCGGCAACACAGGTCAAGGAAAAGCACGGGGTATTCACCCGCAATGGCCGCATCATTTCCTATGGGTTGTCATCCTATGGGTATGACGTTCGCCTGGGTCGCCAGTTCAAGGTATTCACGAACGTCAACAATTCAGTTATCGATCCGAAGAGTATGGCCGATAGTTGTTTCGTTGATGTTGAGGCAGATGAGATACTGATACCTCCGAACTCGTTTGCTTTGGGTGTCAGCATGGAAACGATCCGAGTTCCTCGTGACGTGTTGGTCATATGTATCGGCAAGTCCACTTATGCCCGTTGCGGCATTGTCTGTAATGTGACGCCCCTCGAGCCGGAGTGGGTTGGGCAGATCACTACAGAAATTGCTAACACCTCGCCCTTGCCCGTGCGTATGTATGCTGGCGAGGGTTTTCTGCAGTTGACCTTTCATCGGCATATTGTTTCTAGACCCAAGCATGTGGGTCACCCAATGCTGGAGAGTGTTGATGTGGTGGGTTGTGAGACATCGTATGCCGATCGAAAGGGGAAGTACCAGGATCAAGTTGGTATTGTGCTTCCCAAGGCATGAGGTTGCAAGATGCAATTACGAATACTCCGAACCAAGGACGGTGATCGACTCCAGCAGTACATAGAAACCTGGGAGTTTGCTGACGAGGACACCCCTGGAGCCATGCTAACAAAAGAGGGGTGGATTAGGATTGTTCGTGACTGGCAAGACGTTCCTGTTGTAGAGGCCTGATGTGGGAACTGGAATAGGTCCCGCGACTTGGGACCTCAAGCGTTGGCATACTGGACTATACGTTGCGCCAAGCCGATTGGCGCAACTAGTCATTAGGGGTTACTTATTCCATTTTCGAGGGTGTTACAGTTTAACGTCTAAAGGTCACGCTGCATTACGGCGACCCGGCGTCTTTCCAAAAGACAAGCAACCAGCGCAAAGCAAGCTACGACGTGTGGAGATAATCCGATGATGACCTATGAGCAACTGCGCGAGCGTTATGACCTGCTGACTTATCTAACTCGTGTGTTTAATCGAAACGCGCAATCAGGCGACATTGATTGTCGAGTTAACGAATGGTTGAGTAAGCAGATTTACGAGATCAATACACAGTTGGTTGCAGCAGTTGGTCATAATGATGCTGTATCCAAAACCAAATATGCTGCGGGTGGTGTGTTCATACCTCCTGGCGCGTCTTCCGACAATGTTGTAGTCAAGTTGCCCGAACGGGTGCGAGCAGTAAAGTCTGTTCTAGAGGCTGCAGCGGAGCACAAGGCAAAGCATACTATTGTGTTGATTGAGAATGACGACGGTTATGCACACTTCATTCATGACGATGATCTGGACCTTGCGACAGGGCTGTTCTTGCTGGAGTCCTTCAAGCATCAATTGTTCAATGGGTACTGAGTGTGTTGCAAAAATACAACAAACGGACCCTCCATTAGAGCGGGCTACAGCGCCCTTTCGCATGGGGGCGCTAGGGAGGTAGCGCTCCCCTCCCAAAAACCTCTGTAGCCCGCTCTATCGCAGGAATTTTGGCACCCCTGATCCGAACACGGATGGCAATCATGCATGTCACGATCCAAAGGCGTGTTTTCATCCATGGAATGCAGGGGATGGGTGACAGTTTCTACCAACGTGCAGTTGTCAAGCCTATCCTGGAAAAGGCCGAAGACGTGTGGTTGGAGACATCGTGGCCCGCAATTTATCACGACATGCCTCGGTTGAAGTTCGTTGCGTCCAATACGCGACTGCGGACTCAGGCAAAAAGCGTCAACAAGAACTTAAAGTACTTTGTTAGAAATCCGATGGGGACAACCCCATTGCAAGAAGTTAGAGTTCATTATCCCTTTCCAATCGCCGTTCAGTTAGGTGGACTGCCGCAAGCGATGGCTGCAGTCACTCACATTGAAACAGACTATGACTACAGAATGACGGTTCCGGCAGCATGGCAGGAGGCTGCACGAAAGTTGATCGGGTATCCTGAAAAGCCAATTCTTGTTGTCCGACCATTGACTGTTCGAACAGAATGGAACCCGATTACGCAACGCAATCCAGATACAAACCACTATTTTGCTCTTTACAACTCCATTCGCAAGTATTTCCATGTCGTTTCTGTTGCTGACTTGGAAAAGGATCGTGAGTGGTTGATTGGTCCAGAACTATGGGCAGATCACCAGTTTTATGAACATCCTTTACCAACTGAGACATTGATTGGATTGTTTTCGATTGCCAATCTTGTAATGGCAGCGCCAGGCTTCGCCCTTGCAATGGCCCAAGCGACAGGGACACCAGTTGTAATTGTTTTTGGTGGAATGGAGAGTTCATATGCACATAGATCATCAACTGTATGGGCACCATTCCTGGGTATCGACCCGATCAATCCTTGCAACTGTTGGTCTGCCATGCACAGTTGCAACAAGAAAATCGACATGGTCAATGCAACCAAGAGGCTGATGGAGTTCCTGAGATGATCCCGGTGAAGAGGCCACAGACAACGCCGATGGTCGTTCAACAAAAGGCGTTGAAGTGCTACATGCCCAAAGACTTTCGTTGGACGCCTGGATTGTCTCGACTGCCCTACTTGAACCAAGGCGAAATGGAGATGATCCTTGCAGTTGCGAATACTGCACAGACGAAACACACGATGATCGAGATCGGTGTAAACTCCGGGCGGACTGCACGAATGGTCCTTGATCACATTGAGTTTCAACGTTATATAGGTATCGACGTACTTCCGGGTTACAGTTCGAAGTTACTTCCCGTCCAACGAAGGGAAGTACCCGGAGCGCCCGGTAGGCACTGCGTAAATGATCGGCGGTTTGAACTGCTGGTCAGCGCAAATGGTTCCGGGGATATCAAGGTGGGCGAGTTGCCCCCTGCGGATGTAATCTTTATCGATGGTGACCATAGTGCACGTGGCGTTACTCACGACACAGAGTTGGCTCTTGCAGCAATCAAACCTGGTGGTACGATTATCTGGCATGATTATCATGACATGCCGGTTGTCCAGGTGAAGCCTGTGATTGACAAGCTCGTGTCACAAGGACGCACTATATTCCGGGTCGAGGGGACCTGGATAGCATTCGAAAGGTTTCCGTGATGGCGGATGTTGATTGGCGTGAAACGCTCGCCGAATTGGCAGGGATGCGTGGCGTCGATTGGCGTGAAGCTGTCATTAGCTTGACCGGAAGTTCTTTGTCGGCTGTTGATTGGCGCCAAGCTTTGTTGACGTTCATCAGTAGCACGGCTAGTCCGGTGGATTGGCGTGAGGCATTGGAAGCAAAATATCCTGGAGTTGGTTGGGAGGCGGCCATCGTCTTGGCGCTTAGTACTCCTCCACCTTACGTTGCTTCAGCGGTTCACTTTGATGGATCGACCTCCTTGCGGATTGCGAGTCTTTCGGCAAGCGCTAGTGCTTTATTTTCTAGCATCATCTGGTTTAAGACAACGCAGGCGAGAGGCGTCTTTTATGTGGTTGACCCGGAAAACGACGTTGATCCATATTTTAACTTGATTAGTGGTATACTTTATAATGAGGTCGGCGCGGTTCCGTTTGCGGTCAGCACAAATATGGAAACGCATTCGACATCAGCAGTGAATGATGGATTATGGCATTGTATGATCCTTGGATTTGATGGGGCATCATTGGCGATTAAGGTTTATATTGACGATGTTGACGTGACAAATGTAGATGCTATAGCGACCACGCCTTTCACAGTCGGTGGTAATGGGCTGGAGACATGGATAGGGACGGACGGGTTTGACAACTTTGTCGGTGACATCGCCGATTTTCGCGTACTCTATGGCATTTCGTTGCTAGACGGGGGTGGTGACATTCCACTTGCGACAAGGCGCTTATTTATTGACGAGGCTGGAAAACCGGTCGACCCTGCAGTTGCTACGGCTGCGCTTGGGACAGCTGGCACGCTATTGTTTAGTGGTAGCGCATCTGCATTCGGGACCAATCAGGGTACGGGTGGATCATTTACGACGACCGGTACATTAACCGACGCTAGTAGTCATCCATAAAGAGGAAAGGCAAAAATGGCACGCTACTCAAGGAAGCTTCATAAACCTGCTCCGAACCCTCACGCAAAACTGGGCACTGGCGGAAGGTTCGCAGCACTTCGAAAGAAGGGTATAAGCGGTGCACTTGCCGCTTATATCGGTCGCAAAAAGTACGGGGCCAAACGCTTCAACAAGTTGGCCGCGAAGGGACGGTGACAATGAGTCTCATTCGTATTTTCTTGACGACAGTCAATACGCTTGCGACAGCAGGCGAGTTTGGTCTGCTTAAAGACTATCTGACGTTGGTGGGTAAAGTGCTGGCCGCCAATGAAGTGATCATCATTCCCGGCACGGCAATGGACAAGGAGATACCCCATGGTTGATTTCACCACAGAACAGACAGTTCCGTTTACGTTCTCGGTCAAGGATGGTCGAGGCCGTGTTGTCGCTATTACCGGCACTCCGACTGCCGCATCGTCTGACGAGACGGTGGTTACTGTTTCTGCTTTGACCAGCGATGACAACAAGACGTGGTCGGGTGTCATCAACAGCGTGACTGCCGGAACGGCACGTGTTGCCGTGACAGCCGACGCCGAGGTCATTCCTGGTACCGAGAATGATGTTGTCGGCACGGTGGACTGCAACGTCACGCTCGACCCGAGGTCGGCACAGCGTATCACCGATCTTGAAGTCGGCGCGCCGGTCGACAAGTCCGCTTAAAAGGAACTCCGGCCTAAGATCACACCCCCCACACCCAACTCTTAGGCCCTACCCCCGCAGGAATGGGGTTTCCTGCGGGGTTTTTCTAACTATAAGAGAGCCGGTATAGCTCAGTTGGTAGAGCAGGCGCCTTGTAAGCGTCAGGTCGCAGGTTCGAACCCTTGCTACTGGCACCAATTTCCTAAGAAACAGGAGTTCATCATGTGGTCTGCAACAAAGAACGTGCAAGCACCCGTTCGTCCCACAAAGGGAATGATCAACTCGACGCACCCGAAGGCTGCGCCGATGGCGAACCCTCACAAGAACATGATGGCTCGCGGACTGGCGAAACTCCAGACACAAGCCAATGACCCCTATGATACCGATGGGGACAACGATACTTGGGACTCCATGGACTCAATGCGTCACGGCAAGTGCTGAGTCATGATCCGCGTGCTTCGCCGGGACGACGTACTTCGCTTACTTGAAACCTTTCCAGCGGCTCAGCGCTATGTCGCTGCGTTGCCATACCTGGAGATCGAAAATGAAGTTCTCAAAGATGTTGGCGGCGTCACGTGCGGGGAAGCAATTGGGGCCGGTGGACACAAGGGGCGTCAGCTTTCCGACACGTGATCCAAACTATCATGGGGGTTACTACGCTCGGGCTCATGGATCAACTACAAAAAATACGTCCTCCTTTTACAAAAATCCTGAGTTTAACAAAAGGGCGTCGGGGAATTTGAACGTTCCAAATACGACCCACCCTATCAGTCCAGCAAGGCATGGACCGAAGGGTGATCATTCGAAGATCGGGGCACCTCAGCATGGTGGTGGGAAGGTGGGCAATCCGAACCATGACCCGCATGACGGGCGTTTCACTTCGGCCTAACTTCGGAGGATTTCACATGCAAAGAGGACTTATCTTCTGGGTAATCATGCTGGTTTGGGTCGTATTTTTTGTCGCCGTATCTTTTGGGTACGGTGGCACATATGGACCCCGAGCTAGCGGCGCTGTCGAGTTGATCTTGTTTGTTCTGCTTGGGTGGCAAGTGTACGGGCCACCTATTCGAGGGTAGGAGTCAATATGTCGCGGTACTCACAGCAAATCCACAAGCCTGCTCCCGCACCTGCGGGCGATCATACGACTATGATGAAACAGGGTTACCAGCAGTTGATGGAGTACTATCCGCACGGCGCACCTGCTGGTCAAGGTTGGGATCAGGAACAATCGGACGGTGGTCCGATTTCTGACCCTGTAGTTCCTGTGTCCAGATTACCGTAACTCAAACAGTGGAGAGAAAGTCATGGCTACTACTCAACAGCTCAATGCCGTTTTTGATGCGCTCAAGGCGGACCTTTTCGAGGAAATCAGTGAGTCCTCTAGTATCCCGTTTTGGGCACAGTCTTCAGTCAAGGGCTTCTTGACGGACGACAAGATTTTGCGGGCTACGAAAAAGGCCGTTGCTGCTTTTGAAAAGGCAGCTCCTGCTCCGGCACCTGCCGCTCCCGCTCCCGCACCAGCAAAGTCTTAAAGGAGTTCTTTGTGATGCAGTACCTTCGCGCCTTGTTCTGTGTAGTTGTTCTCGCGGGTGCAGTAGCGTATTGCACACACAATACTCTTGCTGGTGGTTGGTCAGACAATCCTAAAGTACAGGAGTGGCTACAATCCGCTCCTGTACATTCTTGTTGCGCTTTGGCAGATGGCTTTTTGGCAGATGAGTATGATCGTGTGCGTCCAGGTGAAGCTGGTCACACGGAAGGTGGGGTTATTGCACACATCACGGACAATGACGAGGACCCGCCTTGCTGGGAGTGGTACAATGAGGATGAGGACACAAGGGGTACGACGTGTCGGCAGAAGGTGCCACAGCAACGTAGTTACTTTGTGCCACAAGGCAAGATCATTTACATGCCACCAAATCCCACGGGTCACGGTGTGCTGTTCTTGAACAATGGCAACGGCGAACCTCGTTGCTACTTTTTGCCATCGGGAGCGTGAACCATGAAAACCCTGATCGCTGCACTATTGCTTCTGTGGACTGTGATTACTGTACTGCTGCTTATGTCAACTTGTAGTTGGGCGGAGTATAACAGGTTTCCAATACCTCCGCGCTTCGATCATCAACCCACAAAGCGGATGATCCTTTATGAGGTGAGTCCGGCAAGCGTCATGTACCATTGCAGGGGCATGGCGTACGCCTGCACTTTCACTATGCGTAGTTACTGCATTTTCTATATGCCAGTTGGACAATCGGCTTTCTACTGGCGACATGAAAGTGCACACTGTAATGGGTGGGCGCCGAGCCATCCTTATCCCTGATGCCAGTTGCATTTGTCATCGGTGGCGCTGAGTGCGTCATCGATGATTACATGTCGGCGCGGTCGCTCGTGGAGCCCGACGCTTATTTTGTAGTCAACGATATGATTGGTACTTGGACTGAACGTCTTGACTACGCAATAACCTTGCACCCGGAGAAGATTTGTGATTGGTTAGCACAACGCCGATTGTGGGTTGAGTCAAGTGATTTTGAAGTAGTTGGTCCAATGTTGAAGCCTATTGAACAGCAGTTTGCCAAGTACTTCACGATGCTAGTTGAAGATTGCGCGGGGTCCTCGGGGTTGTTTGCGGTAGCCGTTGCAGTCTTAGAAGGGTTCGAGCGGATCATACTATGTGGCGTGCCTATGACGATTTCAGGTAAGCACTTCTTGCGCCACACAGCATGGACTGATCGCTCTTTATTTGTCGGAGCGTGGGAAGTCAATTTACATAGGTTTAGTCCATACACACGATCAATGAGTGGGTGGACAAAAGAGAAACTCGGAGCGCCGACAGCCGAGTGGCTGAAACACAGGTCGGCGTAACAGGAGCAAGGCGATGCCTTTGAAAGCAGTACTGGACTCTTTGGATGATATCCCGGAGGCCCAGCGTGAGTTTTACGATGAGGATGGTGGCAAGTTTGTCCTTCAGTTGGACGATATCGATAGTCACCCCAAGGTCATCAATTTGAAGACGGCGCACGAAAAGACAAAGCAGGATCGGCGGCGTGTGCTAGATGAAGTCAAGGCACTGAAGGAAAAGTATTCGTCAGTGCCGGAAGACTTCAATGCCGAAGAGTACGTGCAGTTGAAAGAGCTCAAGGCCGAGCTCGACAAGGGCGGCGGCACGACACCTGAAGACAAGACGAAGAACGCGGAAGCCGTTGCCGCGCGCAAGATGCTGGAGCAGAAGATCACTGCAATCGAGGCGAAGCATACGAATGCTGTGAAGGCACTCGAGGCGAAGTTGGCAAGCAAGGAAACCTTCATCGCCAAGTTGCTGATCGATGACGGATTGACAAAGGCTCTCATGGATGGGGGTGTCGATCCGAAGTTGTTGAAGGCTGCAAAAGCCATGTTGCGCGAGAACGTCAAGGTGACGGAAGACGGCGACGGCGATTATTCGGCCATTGTCGAGACCGACATGGGTTCAGTTGACGTTCAGAAGTTCGTGTCTGATTGGATTTCTTCGGACGAAGGAAAAGTTTTCGTTGTCCCGGCAAAAGGTGCCGATGCTGGAACTGGCACAGGCAAGCAGGGAACCGGAAACAAATCCAACGAGCCGAACCCGTGGTCCAAAGACACCTGGAACCTCACACAGCAAGGTCAGTTACTGATGACTGATCGTGCCAAAGCCGAGAAATTGGCGAAGGCCGCTGGCAAGACTATCCCTGTCGCGGCTTGATAAATCTGCCCGCAGCGAAGCTGCAGTTTAGTTTCGATTGTGGACATTCCAAAGCCGAAGGCTGCGATTGTCCTTTGACTTCTCCCTGAAATCTTGAAAAGGACAACAAGCAATGCCCAATACCCCCACGAAAGTTTCGGACGTTATCGTTCCGGAAATCTTCAACCCGTACGTTCGGGAGCAGTCGATCCTCCTGAATGCGTTTTTCCAGTCCGGCATCATCGCACCTGTCGCCGACCTCAACTTCGGCACACGCGGTGGTCTGCAAATCGAAATGCCGTACTGGAAGGAGCTCGGTGAACGTGCCCAACTCCTGAACGACACCGAAGACCTCGTCATGAAGAAAATTCAGTCGGGTCAGGACACTGCCGTTCAGCATGCGCGTGCACTCGTGTACGGCTCGACGGACCTCGCCGCAGCCCTTGCCGGGGATGACCCGATGATGGCGATCGGCGATGGCATCGCCAAGAACTGGAGCACTGAGTTCAATCATATGCTCCTGTCGACTCTGCAAGGTGCTCTTGCAACAGCGTCGCACGGTCCGTCACCGGCGACAAACACACATGACATCTCCGGCTTGTCCGCAGGTGCTCAGTACATCGATGGTCACTCGTTTATCGATGCGGCCCAGTCCCTTGGCGATGCCAAGGAAAACATTGCCGGTGTTGCAATGCATTCCGCGGTTGAGTCCTCGCTTGCCAAGAACGACTTGATCGACTTCATTCGCGACAGCGAAGGGCAGTTGGTTATGAAGACCTTCATGGGCAAGCGTGTCATCGTTGATGACGCGATGGCTCCGACAACGGCAGGCGTCTACACGACCTACCTGTTCGGACCCGGCGCTATCGGTTGGGGCGAAGGCAATCCCAAGGTGCCGTCCGAGACACACAGAAACCCCCTGATCAACGGCGGTCAGGAGTATCTTGTGTATCGGCGTCATTTCGTCCTCCACCCGCGTGGTATCCGCTGGACTCCGCAAAACGGTGTTCCTGCGAGTCAGACGCCTTCCGATGCCGAGTTGGCCGATGACGGAAACTGGACGGCCGTCTACAATTCCAAGAACGTCCGGCTGGTCCGGTTCATCCACAAAATCCAGTAAGTGCAAAGTCACAAATGAAATGACAGGGAACTGAAAAGCTCCCTGTCATTTTTGAGTACATAGGGAGAAAATACTATGACGATTATCAAGCGAGCTACGCGCCAGGTATCATCCGCATCGGAAGATATCATGATGATCCGGCGCAGGTATGCAGTTGCAATCGGCAAGGGTCATGACGCGCCCATTGCGTCTATGATCGCAAACGGTGACCTGCCGGAAGACCACCCAGTTGCTGGCGTCGTTCCACACGAAACCAACCCCTTCATGCCTGACACGTTTGACCGCGAAGCCATCGTTGAACTGGCGCGTACAAATGTCGTCAAGGCGACACGGATGGCAAAAGAGGCCGGAGCGCCACTTGAGTTTTTCATTGGTCCGCAGTCCGGCACATTCTCAGTTACTCCAAAGAACACGACGCGGGAAGTTGGTCCTGGCGTCACACAAGATGACGGGCATCCGGAGCAGGCAAAAGTGCAGGATCGCCCTTCGCTTGAAGTCATCAAGGAACGGGTCCGCAAGTTGACTATGCCGGAACAGATTGGTGACGCAGCGACAAAGCTTGGTGCCGTTTTAACACCTGGTTTGCTTGATCCTGACAAGCCAACACCTGATCAAGAGACACCTCCCGCAGAACCAGCAGTTCCAAGCAACAAGCCTGTGCCGAAAACGTCCGGCGCATTGAAGCGTCCGATCGTGATCCCTCGGGATTATCTGGCGCTGCCTTGGAAGAGTTTGCAAAATCTTGCAGGTCGCATTTCAGGCGAGAAGCCCGCCAGCCGCAACGATGCTTTGGCAATCATTGAGGCGTACGCAGCGGAGAAACAGAAATGACCATCGTTGTCGAGGACGGAACGGGCCTTGCAGATGCCGAGAGCTATCAATCCGTACTCGGCTTTCAGACAGCTTCTGCTGCATTTGGTCGTGACGTTACAGAGTTTACCGATGAACAAATCGAAGGCGCCTTGCGGCGAGGTACGATCTACTTGGACTCAAAGTATAAGTTACTTTGGCGGGGTCGTCGCCTGAATGGACGTGCCCAAGCCTTGGACTGGCCACGCGTCAATGTCTATGACAACGAGGGGTATTTGGTTGACAGTACAACGTTGCCCAAGGAACTTGTCGAGGCTTGCAATGAGGCCGTCTTTCGTGAACTCACGGACCCCTTTTCTTTGACGCCTGATTTCGTTCCGGCACAGGAAAAGATAATCGAGGAACGCGTCGGTCCGATCATGACAAGATACTCGGACAAAGGACCTCTTGATCCTATTCCGCGCATTACTGTGATTGAGCAGTTATTGTCCAGCCTGATCGGTGGCAGTAACATTCGGCAGCTCGTGAGGTACTAAACCCATGGGTGTCTATGATCGGCAGGTGGCGCTGGCCCACAAGATGGCGGAAAAGAAGGGTGCCAAAGCCATACTGCGCCGTGATGGGTACGAGGACTTTCCGTGCAAGGTCATCACGACCATGTTCAATTCGTCAAGAATGGAACGGGACCTTATCCAGTGGAATGATCGCAAGGTTTTGTTACCGTCGGCGTACATTCCTGGCATAACGCCTGACCCGGAACGTGACAAACTATTGTACGTTGACGGGCATGATGAGTATCCGGCAATGACGCCTTTGCGGGTTGTGACTGTGGAGCCTCTGACACCCGGCGAACAACAGATCATGTTTACGTTGCAGGTGCGCAAGTAAGTCCCAATGACCACCTCGATCGACACTAAATACCGGCAGTATATCGTTAAGAAGGTTAGGAACCCAGACGATGACTCCCAGTATGTGCTTGTGCCTTGCGTCAAACGTATTGAGTTGGGAGATGCAAAATCATACGCGCAAGAGCATCGTTTCATATTTGAAAACACGAACAACAATACTTCACGCAAGGTTCGTGTAGCGGATGTTCAGTCCAAGAATGGCGACGGGCATCTGAAGGTTGAGCGTATTTTGAAGTTTGGCGTTTCTGACGCGAAGTCTTATGCGCAAGAGTACAAGTTCATTTTGAACAATGATGACGAACAAGCCCTTTTGGACGACAAGGGCGGAACGGGTGGTCCACACAAAAAGACACATATTCGTTATTGGGCGTCGCCACCTGATGCCGTTGAAAAAACAGATGGTGGTGCCCCTGATCCGACACAGGAGCCGACAGGAGCCGATGCTTGGATCAAGATGGAAGTTATTGATCAGTTTTCAGTTACTGACAATAAGTCCTATGCGCAAGAGTACGTTTATACTATCACGCAGCCGATCGATGGTTCGGACATTCCAAAAGAGGAAGACGCGCCGCCAGACGACAGTGATGATGAAAAGCTTTTTTCGCCACCAAAGGATGATGACACGGCTGGTTGGAAGTTTGATCCTTTTCAAAATCCGATCGATGTGCAGTGGACAGCCAATGACTTTGTGGTTCACGGTAGTTACCAGACGAACACTGATGTTTTTAATCCTGTTCGCAAGAATTTTCTTACTGTTTCACACGATGGCTTAACGTGGCGAGAAATTACTCCGTACCACAATCCTGGAGTTTACGGCAAGGGTGTGTGGACAACGGGTAACTCCAAATCGACAGACCTTTTTAAGACGTGGAAGTCTGTCGATGGGGATACTCCCGATATCTTTGCTCTAGGTGTGGGGGCATGCTATGGGATGCCCGTGGACGCTAAGTTGACCGATGACCCACTGATTATCAAGAACGGCATTTTTGCAGCTCTCAGCTCTCCCGATCGCACACACCTCAAGATTTATATCTCAAAAGACTTGAGTGACTCTTGGCAAGTTGTAAAAACGATCAACACGGATGGGGTTTTTTCACAGTGGACTCCTTTGTTCATAAATTGCATTCAGGGTGTTTTCTACGCCTGTGTTTTTGGAAATGCTCCAAATACCTCTAGTTTTCCTAACATTTTACCTGCTAATGCCTTCGAAGGTATTTGTAAGTTGTACACATCTAGAAACGGGATAGACTGGGATGACGGCACAGAAATTTTGCAAGGGATCACGAAAGCCACATTCGATGATGAATTGTTTCACATTCCTGTTTATCCAAGTGTCAATGTCTTCAAAATGGTTTATAAGAAAAAGAGTAAGACGTTTGTAATTTCTGGGTGTGCTGGTTACGCTAATACAGTGATGTTTTATGCTGAGGCATCCGATCCAAAATTATTCAATGGTGTTAATAAATTCGGAGAATTTGGACAAACTAGTACTGACGAAATAATAATAGACCAAGCGACAGGTGGTGAAATAGCCCATATTACTGCCATTGACAATTTTATCAATCCATCCTACTACGGAGGCTGGCCTGCTTGTATTGGGGATAAAGTTGCTATTAGTCTTGCTAAGCTGGAGCAAGAGATAAATCTCACCCTGATCTCCAACCCTCCAGTTCATTTTGCTACAATGCCTGAATTATTTAATAACTACCACGTTGATACTACCTCAGACCAAGAAGGCGTTCTTGACGTTAATAATTCGGAAGGTTACTTCTGCGGGGGTATTGTTAGCCATAACGCTGAGGTTGTGGCCGAAAGTTTCTTTACAGACCCGAACCCACCACACGCTCAATTTGTCCACTACAACGCTTATTTTCTCCCTATTCCTGGACCGGAAGGGAATTTTAGACCAGGACAGCCGCCACAAATCGAGGTGAATGGTTTTAAGGACAAGGATAACACCCAAGCTATTGGGACTTTTTTATACAAGAGACAGCTTGCGGTCTACACACAGTACAATGACGCTGAGGGTGGTGGTACGGAAGGGGGGCCAGACTTGCGAGCTGCTCTTGTGACACAAGGGTTTCAACTATGGCGGTCAGAAGACGGAGTTACTTTTACCAAAATAACAACCCATCCGTACGCGGATAAGCTCAATGGGTTTGCCGGAATAGTGATGGGTAAAATTCCTCCACCTCCAAAAGATACTTAGGAGCTAAAATGGTTGATCGTCGTACAGGCATTCTTGATCGTTATGAGGCCATTCTGAGTGGTCTTGTAGTTCCAGGGTTCATGCCGTCCTACTTCCGTAACCGTGGCGAGGTCCCGGATGACAAGCGTCCCTGCATCATCCTACTTGACGGGCATGAGGTTGTAGAGCCGGAAGCCCAGATAACACCAGGTCGCGTGTCGAGATCACCGTGTCTAGTGAACATGATTACAGAAGTCTGGGTTGTGCTCGAAGGGCGCAAGCCGCTGAATGAGAATGTGGGTCGGGACCTAAACACGTTCCGAATTGCTATTCTCGATGGTATACTCAACGACAGTCAGCTTGAGGTAATCGTCAATGCGCGAGGCGGCGGGTTACTTCGATATGAGTCGATGATGACTGATATGGCCGAGGGCCTCACCATGGAAGGTAAGTTGGGTATCAAACTGTTTGCGCGATATCCCCTCATACCTGCCGAGTTCAAACTCTAAGAAAGGACAAAGAAATGCCTATCATTCTCGGTTCAGTCAATTCGCCCAACACCAACAACTACTACATTGGCACGGGCATCGTTTCGGTCAAGCTGACTGGCGACCTCGATTATGTTGACTGCGGTAACGCACCGACGTTCGAGTTCCTGTGCAAGCCGACAAGGCTTGACCACTACAGTTCACGGACTGGCGTGAAAGTTCGTGATGCGATCGCGATTGTCCAAAAGGACGCAACGTTGACGATGGTACTCGAAGAGTTCACCGGACGCAACGTTGGTATGGCGTTTATGGGCATTCCGATCATTGACTCCCCGCCTGGATCGATCACGGTCGATATCTTCTCGGCGTCGATCATCGAGGCGGCAATCAAGTTCGTCGGTCAAAATGACGTTGGTCCGCGTTGGACTGCGATCTTCCCGAAATGCCGTATCACACCATCAAAGGCCGTTTCCTTGATCGGCAACTCGAAGTGGGGTGACATGGAACTGGAAGCCGACGTTCTTGCTGATCCGACAACAGGCTTTTTCGGGTCCGTCACGGCGACCCTGTCCGAGTCGCCGTAAAAACAATCGAGGATTGTTCGGATCGTTCCTTACAATCCTTCCTACGGCCCCCTGTGGGCTTGTCTTCGATGGGGGCGCTGCATGTGTAGCGCTCCCCTCATAAAAACCACCCCAGCACGCCCTATCGAAGGAATTTCAGCGGTCCCGCTGTCGGGGGTGCTGCATTCCTGCAACACACTGGAAAGGCGCAAGGCAAATGGCCTCGAAACGTCAAATTGGTATATTGGATCTCCTGCCGCAAAAGGCTTTCTTGACTGTCGGGGACTCTGACGTTGAAGTCTTCGGTATCCCGTCAAAAGCTGTCGCGTTTTTGATGAACCGTTACCCACAACTCATTCAGACGATCGCCGCAGGAAAGTTGAGCATGGGTGATATCGTCAAACTGGCACCCGATGCTGTTGCAGAAGTCATCGCCTGTGGAACTGGCGGACTAAAAGTCACAATCGAGGAACAGAATGGGATCGAGACGAGTATATTTGATATCGATCCAAGATACGTCAGGTCGGCTGAACTATTGGGGATTGAGTTGCAGGTTGATTTCATCTTGAAGATTGGAGAGGTCACGTTCCCAAGTGGCTACGGCCCTTTCGTCAAGAAAATCCAGGAGTTGTCCGATCCCGGCTCCGTCGCGTCTGGAAAGGCGCGGGTTATGAACTCGCCACGGGGATCGAAGCCCTCGGTGGAGCCACCAATCCAAGAGTCTGGGACCTGACCCCAAAACAGATTGCTGCATATCTGTTCCTGAAAAGCCGACGTAGGCTTGTTGAACTATCAGAAATTGTCTCAGCGACAAATCTGGGTACCTCGGGTAACGTCGAGGCAATCGACAAGCAAATTGAGGCTTGGGATAAGGAAACATGAGCAGCGTTCGAGTCAAATTCTTGTTCAAGGGACAACCCGCCGGTCCGAAATGGCATGCGGCAAGTACCAAGAACTTGTCTCGCATGGCAATTGCAGTGACGGGGGCTGCTCGTGACGTTGCCGCGGCAATCCTGGAAAAGGGAAAAGCCGATATTGCTGCTGGTGGGAACTTTGGATCGCGCTGGACGCAAGGCTTGCATGTCGATGTGAGCCCCAAGTCCGGCGCGTTAATTAACTGTACTATCACCGTCTCACATGACGTTCCCTACGCCAGCGTGTTCGAAACGGGCAAAACCATACATGGTAACCCATGGCTGGCAATCCCGTTGTCGTTCGCGAACGTGCCAAAGGGTGTACTTGCCAGGGATTATCCCGGAGGTCTTGTTTCGGTGTTCAATCGGAAAGAGCCCGGCGCTGCACCTTTGCTGATTTCCAAGGATGACGGCAAACCCAAATACTTCCTGATCGAAGAAGTCACATTGAAGAAACGATTTCACTTACGTGATATCATTGAAAGGGAAATGCGTAGTTTCCGTTCGCAGTACAGCAAGAACTTACCGAAAGGATAAAGTCCATGGCTGGCGATAGTGGCCTACCTGCAATCGTCCAAACGATTGGAGTCGAAGGTCAAGAAGATATTGAAAAGGCATTCGACAGTATCGCGGAAGCTGGCAAAGCAGCTTTCGAGAAACTGGAAGAAGTTGCCAGTCATACAGTATTTGCTGGACTTGCAGAAGCCATTGCTGCCGTTGGCGTAGCAATTGTCGGGACAACGCTTGCTCTGTTCGAGTGGTCTAAGACTTCGGTCGAGGCCACAGTCGAAATGGAGCACCTTGCTACCCAGACTGGATCAACCATCGAAAACATGTCGGCAATGATCACAACGCTTGGTGCGTTGGGAGCATCTACCGGCAACCTTGAGCAGGCGTTCAAGCGCTTTGCCGTTCGATTGGAGAATGACTTCCCCAACGTTGCAAGAGCGTCGCGTGACGCTTCGGATAAAATGGTTGATGATCACAATAAGATCATCGATGCAAACCAAGCGGTCGAGCAGTCTACAATCAAGTTGTCTGAGGCGTACATCAAAGCGGCTGATGCAGAAAAAGCAGCGGCGCATACACAGGTTGCAAACGCCTTTTCCGTTCAAGGTGCGGTGCTGAGTGTTGAGCGTGCAAAGCAAGCACTGGCGGCAATCGAGGGAAATCCACCGACTGCTGCGGAACAGCAAGTACTGAAAGAGAAGGAAGCCCGACTTGCCTTGAAGCAGGCAATCGAGGCCGAGGCTGTTGCAAGGCGCAAGCAGGAGCAGGACGACCAGAACGCGGCAAACGTCGCGCAGTTGGCTGCACTTGCAATTCGGGAGGCCGAGCAAAAGAAAATAGAAGCAGTCCAAAAAGCGGCCGAAGCCGTAAAGAAGGCGAATGAAGACGCCGCAAATTCCGTACCTACCTTGCAGCGTGCCGTCGAGAATTTGGCGAATGGTATTCCGCAGGATTTGAGTAGAGTTAATTTCAGCGTTCAGAATATGGTCAAGGGTTTCGAAGCAACCCTGCTTGACGGCGGTAACTCGTTCAAAGAGTTCAAGGGCAACGCGTCTGACTTACGAAACATTGAGCCAGCGCTGGAACCTGCCTTTTTGAAGTTGATGGATATTTTCCACAATATGACTGACGAGACCAAGAAGATGGCTCTCGCACATCAGTTGTTTGGTCGTGGTGTAAGCCAAGACCTTGTTGCGGCAATGTCTGTCGGATCGAAGGCTTTTCTGGAGTTCCGTGAAGCACAAAAGGAAGCCGGACTCGCATTGACGGAAAACGATGAGCACATTGCGAAAGACTTCCACAAATCCTTGAACCAACTGCAGGGCGATCTAAAGGTTACTGCAGAACAAATAGGTAACCTGTTTGCTCCAGGCTTTACTGCTGGCTTCAACATACTGGATGAAGCGATCCGCAAGAGTCATCCTGAACTACTGAAATTTGCCAGTGATATCGCTAATCAGGTCAAGCCTATCATCACGGACTTGTTTCGCTTACTTGCCGGTGAGGAACCAAAAATCACATGGATTTTAGTTATCCAGCAAGCGTTGAGTAATCTTGGGTCTTTCATCACAAGTTCAGTTAAACCAGTCATAGGTGATCTTCTCAGGCTGCTTGCTGGTCAGCAAGTTCAAACACCATGGGTAAGGACAGTAGTTGAGTTACTAAACTCCTTGGGAAGTACTATCAAGGGTATTGTTATTCCTGCGTTCGAGTTATTGATTGGGTTCATAGACAAAATCAAAAATACCATCAATGACGCTTTTGGCACAAACTTGTCCAAGATGGACGTTGTGTTCCTGTACGCGCTTGGCAGAATGACAGGCGCGTTAGGATTACTAGGCTCACTGCTGCTATTAGTTCCAGGGTGGATCACTGCTGCGTTTGTGATCGGCGCCGGTATCTACTTGTTCTGGGATAAAATAGTTGAAGTTGCAACAGCGGCATTTGAGAAGATCAAGGCGAAAGTCTTGGAACTCCGTAACTACATGGCGGAGACCTTAGGTACGTCTGCTGCTGACGTGATCCTCGCTGGTTTGGGCACCGCCCTGTTAGCCGGCATTGCCCTTATCGGCACGCGCATGGCAATTGGTTTAGCAACAGCATTTGTTACCGCGCTAGTTGGTCTTCCTGGTCTTGCGGAGGCAGCTATTGGAGTAGTAGGTCTTGCCATTGCTGCTGCGTTGGTTACGGCAATTATCAAAGGTATGCAGTTACTGTCAAACAAGACGGCACCAAAACCGTTGGGTTCTGCTGGTCCTGCAAATCCAGACGAGGATGGTGAAAAAGTCCCACTTCCAAAATCGCGGCCCGGCAGTGCACCGGCAGCAGATAAGTCCGTGACTGAGCAGTTGAAGGCATTAGTAGCTGACCATGAGGCTTCTATAAAAAGTGCTGTCACTGGAACCCATGAGTTGGCTGCGGCAACACATGATGCAGCAGAAAAAATCAAGGGTGCGACAGACAAGTTAAAGGGTTCAGAGTTCAGTAAGGATAAAGGGACTATCAGAACTAACCCGTTCTTTGATAACCCAAACGCACAAGGGGATGTTGTTACGGGTGGTCCCGGACTTATCAAAAACAATCCTTTTTTCCAGCCCCCTCCCACTCCAACGTCATCCGATAAGAAAACTGAGGCGAATGCTTCACTTGAAGAGTTTTCGGCCGGCTTAAAGAAGGTTAATCCTGAACTTGAAAAGACTGGTACTGATCTAAATACCACTGACACTGCATTTTCAAAAGCCAGTACTGATGTAGCCACGGCTGAGACAAGCCTCAAGACAACTACAGATACTGCCGATACCTCTGTTGAAAGCTTGGGCACACAAGCTGGTGTGACGACTGAAGCTCTTCTCGGGCTTGATGGTAAGTGGACAGGGCTTGGTGATACACTCGATAGCGTCACCGGTAAGCTGAAAGATTTCCTAGACGCTTTGGACAAGAAGTCTGGTGACAGTGGCACGTCTTCAAGTGCTCCTGACTCGTCAAGTGATGACGGACCGTCGCCTGTTGCAGGAAAAGCAGCGGGTGGTCCCGTTTGGGGTGCCGGGCACTCGACCAGCGATAGCATTGATGCGAAGCTGTCTCATGGTGAGTTTGTCATGCAAACAAAGTCCGTTGAAAAATACGGACAACCCTTCATGCATGCAGTTAATGAGGGTAAGTTCAATTTGGGTGGTTTGGTACAAGGCGTGACAAACGTCATTCGCTTGGCTGCCGGTGGGGCTGCGACAACAGCAAACCACATCAGTAACGTGATCCATAACGGGTATGAGGCCGTCGCACGATTGGCGTCTGGGGGTTCTGCTGGCGACACGACAAACATTTACCATCATCAAAAACATCACGAGCTGGGCGGAACTCCCAAGTATCATTATGATGGGTCAGTACCGACAGTTAATTTAGTCAGCGCTTTCAAAAGCGGGGGCCTTGTTAGGCACGTGGCAAACACTGTCAAGACGATCAATCAGGTCGTCAAGATGGCACAGGGTGGGTTTGCCGGAGGTGGATCGATCGCACGTGCGATTGCGTCACCTATGCCAACAGTTGACTTCAGTTCATTTGCTGTCGGTGGATTGGCTGGAGCCATGAATAGTCAGGCACCTGCACGATTGGCCTCGGGTGGCAAGGCATCGGGTGAGCGCCCTGCCGTGTTCATTCTGGACGGTAACAAAATTCCGGGCATCACGATGACCAATGATGCATTCTCGCAAATGTCGAAATATGCCATTAAGAAGCAGACGGCCTCACTTGGTCGCAAGGGGAGTGCAATTCGATGACCCTTCCTGACACTGGTACAATGCTGGTCATGGATGGTGTGGGTATACCATTGTACTCCGCGCGAGGATTGACTATTGCTCTCAAACCAATACAGGCATCAAAAAACTTACGGCGAACTGTTGATGGAGAGTTACGGAATACTTCCTACGCTCAATTCCGTAAGTACGCGATATCGATTTCCTCCAAGGATCAGCAACCACCGGCACTTGATGGTGTGTTTCCCGGAGACCCCGTTGTGTTATGGTTACCCAAATATTTTTCATACCCTGTGGGTGGGTCACCAGCAAGACAGGTCGTCTGCGGTTCGGAAAACAATGATGATCCTGGGTTCATCCGTTACCTCCCTATTTTGTACTGCTTGATCGTTGATTGGAGTGACAATCTTGATGAGTGGACAGCCGATCAGCCCTGGCAAATAGATTTCGAGGAGCAGTAAACCATGGGTCTGTTTACAGATTTCGTTGGTCCATTATACGTGGCCCTTGTCAACCCTTGGGAGACAACGTTCACTGACGAAATGATCCGCAAGGATTTTCGCATATACTCCTTCGAAATCGATTGGTCCGAAGGGGATGCAATGCAGATTACGCTCAACATCGAAAACCCGCGGCGTGGTTTACTTGCACCCGGTGTGTTGATATGGGCGTGGTTTTCGTGGCGGCGTAAGGACAACGGGCACGTCCAACCGTTCATGTTTGGTCGGATCGTGGGTCTGCCCGGTAACCTGATCCAGGAAATCGTGACTGTCGTTTATGTTGCGAAGCCTCTAGGTTTCGCTGGCAAAAAGCAGGTCTACGTCGAAACACTTAAAGTTCCTCCATACTATAATCCACTGTGGATCGATCCAGCGCACCAGGATGATCCAGACACTATTTTAGACGCGTATCCTGTAGCAATGTACGTCAATCCGCTCACGCTACACGTCAGCAGTTCGAACTTGCTGACTGGTGAGGATGGAACTGTAACTTTTCAAGAGTCCGATTGTTTTGAAGACTCTGTGGACATTCAACTCGGTCAAGTACCGCTGACAACCGTCATCATTGATGCGACAACAAATTGGACGCAATCTGCTTCAGGCACTATGACACTTTTTGATGGGCAGTTAGTTGGTCCCTTATATACAGACTCCTTGCTTACTGGGTGGCCTAAGCCGGGAGCAGGGATCGGGGGTGGATGGTCCGTCAAGAATGCAGCGGCTGTTGATTATTGGGGTTCCTCGCAAGCCCATACGGTAACTGTATCTTGGCAGTTTAAGGATACCTCCAAGTTTCATGCTGAGGGTAGCGTTATTTCGTCCCGTGTTTCAACTACACATCCAGTTGTCAGCAGTCCTGTTTTGGGACCGTATGTGACAAGTACGGAACAGGTTTTTGCTAGACTATATCCCAACAATCCTGATCTTGTGGACCAGCCGAATGCCAGTTCTAAAACGACAAAGGTTTGGATTGTCGAGTATTGGCTTAAACTCTTTTTAGAGTTAGAGTTCAACGTTAATCGCAAACGATCCGAGCATTTGCGGACACGGTTGACGGCCCAAATGCAGCCGCTGATGGTGGACTTGCCGTCACCTAGTGGTCCACAGGACAGTTCATTACCACAAGACTTTGAAATTTTGACATTCACGTCACAAGATGCGTCGGCACCGTTGACAGGAACGGGACCGACGGCTGTCATCCAAGACTGGACGGCCTACCAGGCAGCGGCTGTTGAGTACGGCACGCTGATTAGAGCTCCAGACTTGAGTTACCAAATCTGTATCCATCCTGGAACCACATCAACAACTATACCCACATTTTCCAATGTGATCGGCGTTGAAACTGACGAAACTACGGGCGTCAAGTGGGCTTGTATTGGCCCAACTCCTTATCCATACTATCAGAATGCAGCGTGGCAGGGTAACACAGCGTATAAATTAGGTCGTGTCGTCTATGCCCTAAAGGAAACGGCAACATCCCAAACTGGCGTCACCTCTGTCGTTACCACGAAGCAGTTGTGCATTCAAGCGGGAGTTTCGGGGCCCAACGTCGTCAATGGTAAACCTTTTGTGCCAGCGTTCAGTTCTACGTTTGGTGATTTTACGACTGATGGCGGCGTGATTTGGGTTAGTTTGGGAGTTGTTGCCAATACTGCAAATACGGGGGCCGCACTTTCTAACATCGCATCAAACACGTTCTTTAATACTTCAGCCGGGGTGACAGCGTTTGAGTATCTCACGCTAGTCGCCAGTAAACACCTAATCGCCCGATCCAGAGCTGTGCTAGTTAAGACTGAAGTCTTCTTTGAGCAGTTCTTGGGCCTCACTTTGAGAATGAGTGCAACAATACACAACCGCCATATTCCTGGCGGAGTTGCGACTGGAAAGATTGTTGAACTCAAAGCCACAGCCGATGGTGATACAGGCAAACTGACTTGTGAGGTTACTATCGCGTGTTGCATTGGGTATGGAAATGCCGTTGTGACTTCGCCCGGAACTCCAACCTACGTCAATGGTTACGTCAGTGGATATCGCACCACTGTCGGTGCAGCCGTTCCAAACGTTGCTGGAAACACGACATACTCTGTTCCAACCGTAACACTTTCTGCTGACGACACGACGTTCCCCGTCGCTACAACAACGGGGGGAATAGAACCAAGCTCCGTAGTTGTGCATTCGAGTCTAAATCTCGATGGCGAACAAACACTATTTAATACGCTTGAAGATATTTTCATTAAAGCGCGTGCGAGCGCTCCCGGAGCGGACCCAAATCTAGACGATACGCTGACCCGCCTAGAAGAGATGCAGGCACAGCAAGAGGCAGCAGCAGTTGCCGCCCACTCTGCATATGGTCAATACTACCTAGAACTAAAAGCAGTTGACGGAGGTCCGGTAAATAACGAGGCCACTGTTGTTATGGGTCCGTTAGTATTGCCAAAGGGTATTGACTTGGAGGCTCCTTCAAATGGCTAACACATTCGAAGGTCTTGTCAGACCATTTCAAGTTCCTAGCACAGTTGCATCAGCTCCTGTCGCACAACCGACGGGACCGGCAACATCCCCGGCTAACGTATCAGTTACTTGGGGTAATGGTGGCAATCCAAAAATTCTGACTGGCGAGGATAGTCTAGAAGTACAGTTGTATGCGATCAAATATCCGAAGGAAAAGACCACCCAAACTTTCAACGGGTTTGATCCTTCTGCCTTCTTTCCAAAGTTTCCAGGGTTCTAAGGGAGAACACGATGTACTGGTGCACTACTGATTTTTCACGTTGGGGCAGTGGCCTAAATAGGTTACTTGACGACTTTGAAGTTGACCAGAACTTCTGGGAAGTTTTACAACGTATCGCTGCGATCGAGAACCATCCGATCGAACCTGTTTCGATCATGGATATCACGACCGACGGTGACATAATGACAATTGCGATGACTGATGCGTCATCGTTTTTTGTCAAGATGCCCTTGTTGGGGATACATGGTCGTGGCATTTGGGCACCAGATACACAATACTTTGTTGGTGACGTTTTTGGCGAGGGTAACTCGGCATATATTGTCAGTTTCGATCACACGTCCGCGACACTGTTTGATCCAGGTGCAAGTGATGGCAATGGGCATAGTGTCTATGCGTTGCTATTCACAATCCCCGCTGGTTTGCCGATCGGAGGAACGACAGGGCAACTTCTAGCAAAAGCGTCCAACACGGACTATGACTTCATCTGGCATACAGTGTATGGAGTTCCGGCAGGTGGCGCCACAGGTGACGCACTAGTCAAGCATAGTGACGTTGACGGCGACACAGAATGGGTGTCCCGTGTCACAGCCCTTGCACAACTGATTGATACGTCAATCTCCAGTCCACAAAATGACGATATGCTGCTTTATAATGCTTCGTATGGAGTTTGGGAAAACGTCGCTGCGAGTACTGTTGTGGGAGGTGTGGGTGCAACAGGCGCGACGGGGCCAACGGGGGCTACAGGCCCAATCGGCGCCACAGGCGCGACGGGTCCGACAGGGGCTACAGGTTCAATTGGTGTTACAGGGGCTACAGGTCCGACAGGGGCTACAGGCGCAACAGGTGCATCAGGATCACCCGGAGGGGCAACAGGTGCAACAGGTCCCGTTGGAGCTACAGGCGCCACGGGGCCAACGGGTGCATCAGGAACTCCCGGTGGCGCAAGCGGCGCGACGGGTGCAACAGGGGCTACAGGACCCGCAGGTGCAACAGGCGCGACAGGTGCGACAGGACCTAGCAGTGCAAGCGATTTTGTGCAACTTGCACAAATCACAACAACTGCCGGACAATCATCTGTTGACTTCACTAGCATTTCTGGCAGTTACACGAGTCTAAAGGTTGTCTACAGCGCGAGAGATAATGCTGCGGGAGGTAGTTATGCGAACTTGAGTTGTAAAGTAAACAATGACGCTACTTCTGGGGACTATTCTGCTGCTGATCGCATTTATCAACTTGACGGGTCTGGAGCTACAGACGTCTTAGCTTCGACGTCAGCGGGTGCATGGGTTGGTCTGCTTACACAAAGCAGTGCCTTTGCCGGGTATGGTGAGATTACATTCGCTAACTACACAACTAACGTGGTCAAATCTATAATGGCATTCTTTTTCAACTTCACATCAGGCAACGGAAAATTTGCCGGTCATGCTTTTAGCTTCTGGGATGATAATAGTCATAACACTCCTGTCAGTGCAATTTCAAGGTTGACCTTCACGACTACGAATGCCTTTGAAGCTGGTGGCGTGTTCACTTTGTATGGCTTGAAATGATGCGCCAAGCGGCGATCTTGATCGGGGGTGCTCAGTTCGTATTTAAGGAGTACGAACAAGCAAAGCAACTGTGCATGCAGGTTGGCGTTGGATGGAGTACATTTGTCGCAAATGACATTTGCACGATCTTTCCAGATGACATTGACCACGCATGCATGATCCACACAGACTCCGTCAATCCATGGATTGAAAAGAGGCTTGAAAAGGGTTACTCAGCACCCAATCAAGTCTGGTCCCACAGGTTTTCTGAAAAGCGAAATCAGGGGATTGCAAAGTACGTCACACACGTCAACGAATGTTGGCGAGGGTCTGTCGGATTGTTCATGGTTCAAGTTGCACAGCGCTTGGACTTCCAGGCATGCCTACTGTGCGGCGTGCCTATGTCACCTGAGCAGCTGCACGTCATTAGAAAGACGCGGTGGACCCAAGGCATCGGTTTCCAGAATGGCTGGGTAGTCCATAAAAAGCAGATAGCGCCGATCGTGCGCAGTTTTTCAGGATGGACAATGCAAGAGTTTGGCTTTCCTGATGCCTCATGGCTACACTCACGACTATCATGACAGTAGCGATTGTCATCGGGGGTGCCGAGAATGTACTAGACGAGTACAAAAGAGCAAGGCAACTCTGCATTGATGCTGGCGATCTTGCTTTTGCGACTTTTGTCGTCAATGACATGATCGCCTTGTTTCCAGACCATATTGATTTTGCCATTACTCTGCACCCGATCAAGTTAGAGGTTTGGCTTCGCTGGCGTGAGGACTCTGTGTTGTGGCCCCCCGGCAAGGTTTACTCATGTACGCACGACAGGGGTGTGACGCACACAACTTCAGATTGGACTGGATCGTCTGGGTTGTTCGCCGTCAAAGTTGCGTTGGAAGAGGGGTTCAACAAGGTGCTTCTTTGCGGCGTACCGATGGACCCGAAAATGAGACACTTCAAGCGTCAAGTCCCATGGCCTAGCGCCGAACGTTTTAGAGAACGTTGGGAACCCTATATGAAAACGATCAAACTGCATGCACGCAGTTTCTCAGGCTGGACAGCCGAGCAACTAGGCACACCCTCGATCGAATTTTTACGTAGTTAGAGATCACGAGGTCCTGTTTGGATCATGCATTCTTGCGCGTGCATGGTTTGAACCCGGCAGGGGACTTCGTGTCGCGGCCCCGCCCGTGATTGTACTCTCCCCGGTCACGGGCGGGGTTTCATGGAAAAGGAGTAAGTAGTCGTGGCTTGGAAAGATTTCAACGAATTCATAAAAGACAGCGTGAGGGATGAAGCTGTCGAGTCGATGCTGCCTCGTCCTCCGTTCACGATATCAAAGGACGAGTTGCGATTGGCTACCCGCATGCTGAAAATCATGCAGGGACTGAAAGGTGGTCGCAGGAATGTGCAACAACTGATACTTGACAGCCACCCAGCGCCAGACGAGATTGCACAGGTGGAGTTTATGTTTAAGCTCTTTAATCTGGCTCGGACCTGTGATAAACCTGAGGTCGAGTTTCTAAATCAGTTATTCGGTCGAATGCTGATAATCAAATAGGGAGAGTGATCATGGCTGATGTTACAGGCGCAACAGGCGCAATCGGAGGCCCCGTACTTAGTACGGGCGTGGTACAAACAATACCCGCATCAATACTGACATTGGATATGCTACAGAGGCGCTGGCCTCATGCAAACCAACATACTCCTGGACTGATCGAAGGGGTTGTCAAGGCGGCACCGACTGTTTTTCCAAAGTATGGCTATACTTCTCCAATGAGTATCGCCCACGCCATGGCGCAGTTCTCGGAAGAGTGTGGTGCCGGGTTGGAAATGGTCGAGAACATGAACTATTCGGAGCAACGGCTGCTCCAGATATTTCCTACACACTTCACCGGATCGATGGCAGCACGATACGCACACAATCCGCGAATGATTGCCGACATTGCATACGGTGGTCGCATGGGGAATGCACCCCCTCCGTCCGACGATGGATGGAACTTCCGAGGTCGAGGCTTCTCTCAAGTCACGGGACGCGAGGGGTATGGCAAACTCGCGGCGAAGACCGGATTTGATCTTTTGGGTCACCCAGAACTATTGAGTGATCCCGATCATGCGCTGGAGTGCGGAGTTGCTGACCTGATCCTGTGTGGTTGTCTGCCGTTTTCCTTGCGCGATGACATTGTTACCGAAACAAGGCATCTCAACGGTGGACTGAACGGCCTTGCCGATCGGCGTGCCTGGTTGGCAATCTGGAAACGTGAGTTCCACGTATGAATTGGAATTTCGATTGGCCCGATGCAAAGGCTACTATCGGCACGATCATCATCCTGTGCATGATCGTGCTGGTAATCGTCATCTTTGTGTTTCCAAATTCGATTGACGGGCACCCAACGTTACTGAACACGTTGACGTTGCTCACAGGTGCCTTGATCTCTAACGCCAATACAGTTGTGCAGTACTATTTCGGATCAAGCCTGGAGTCAAAGGCGAAGGGAGAGACGTTGGCAGGGATTGCAACGCAATCTGCCAAAAATGGAAGTTCACAATCAGCGAAAGAAGGAGTACAGTACAATGGGTAGTGTTTTCACGATCATTCAAATGGTGCTGCAGTTTGCACCGTTGGTGAAGGCTGCCATCGATATCGCATCTTCCAACGAAGGTTTGGTGGCGAAGATCAAGGAAATTTCCCCGACGGTTGCGACAATGTTGGAGGAAATCGGTGCGACGCTGTTCCCGAAGGCAGCTCCGGCTTTGCACATTGTCGGCGGTGCGATTGCAGCATTCGACACAAACACCACGAAGTGGCTGCAAGGGGCACTCAACGCAATGTTGGTGCCGTCACCCAATCTTGTGGTCGACGGTATTTATGGCGTAAAGACCCGTGATGCCGTGTACTTGATGCAGGCAAAGTTGGGCCTTAAGATTGACGGCCTTGCCGGTCAGATCACACAGGCAGCAATTGCCGCAGCACTGGCGAACTTTCACTTTACGATCCCGGCAACTGCGACAGGTACAGGTGCTCCCGCAATGGTGGCTGCTGTTGCTGGAGTAAAAAGTGCGTAAGTGGCTGAAGAGGATCGTTCAATGCCTGCAAAAGTTCGGCCATGATGGTCCGTGGCAAGAACCAAAGTGGCAGTTAAAAGGAAGCACTCCGGTCACGTTGATCACGTGTCCGAAGTGCGGCGCTGACAATGAAGGTGGGCGACTGATCGTCTGTTGGCGGGATGGCTGCGTCTTCAATCGGCAGTTGGTTTCATCTGCGAAGTAGGTTTTGGTGGCGACGGTTCCTGCTTGAGTCGTTCCAGTGTTGCGTTGATCGCCGTCCCTATCATCGACAGCGTGGCTTTCAGTCTGTTCACCACTTCCGTTAGTTGCTCAAGCCTCTGGGCTGCACCCTCGAATATGAGTGC